ACATATCAATAAGTTAACAGGCCAATTAGCTAAACAAAAAGATAAGATGAGAGAGGTGTCACAATCAATTGTTGTTGATGCACGGCAACTATCCAAATTGTCTGAGAATATCGCTGTTATCAGGTCAAAAATTGACACACTAACTAGCGCAGCGAATCCTATGGTCGATGTATATGATGACCTGATCAACAATCCACCGGAAGATCATGTTATCGACATGACGGAGATTAACCAATTGGATCGGTTGGCTAAACATCAGGATTTTCTATATAAGTTACTGACCAAGAAAGATTCATTTATTCGAAAGAATCTGTTGGCAAAAGCTATTCCGTATCTCAATTCTAGATTACAGCATTATCTATCCAACCTAGATTCTGACCACAAAGTTGAGTTTGATCTAGAATTGAGTGCCAAGGTCACTGCATATGGCAAAGAAATGTCATATCGTAGTCTATCGAACGGACAGAAGGCTAAAATCAATACGGTGATTCCATTTGCGTTCCGAGATGTACTACAGAAAATGTACGGTAGTATCAACATCTGCATGTGTGATGAGGTATTGGACTTTGGTCTAGATGAAACTGGTGTTGCTCTAGCGGCTGGAATGATCCGCAACATTTCCAAGGACCAATCAACTGCAATGTATGTGATCTCCCACAAAGCTGCTGCTAGTGAGGGGTTCTTTGATAATCAAATCGTCATTGAGATGGAGAAGCGTTTCTCAAATGTAGTTCACCAATAACGTAGCTCTCATAAGTAACACCATTGATTATACTTGGTGTTACATTTGATGAAAATTTTGGGAATCGATCAGAGCTTCACTAGTTGTGGTATTGTTGTATTGGTAGATGGAGCAATGACCAGCTTCACCACGATATCAACAAAAGACATGAAAGACAAGGATATACATTTCCGCGCTAATTTTATTGCTGAGAGGGTAGCTGAAATTATCAACAATGAGGCTCCAGATAAGATTGCAATGGAGGGACTAGCGTTTCAACAAATAGGTAACGCCACTCGAGACCTAGCTGGGCTGCAATTTGTGTTGATCAACAAGATCACGTACCAGATGGGACATGCAATCGATATCCACACACCTCTATCGGTCAAGAAACTTGCTACCGGATCCGGTAAGAGCAAGAAGGAGCAGATGTTGGAGGCACTACCGACCAATATTCTTGATCGATTCAAGCAAGCCGGATACGTAAAAACTCGTGGGTTGACTGATTTGTGTGATGCCTATTTTATCGCAAAGTGTAGCGAGCAGTAAAAAAGAGTGCCGACTTCGGCACTCTTTTTAACTGGATAAATCCTGATCAACTTTTGATCTGATGTACTCTCTCAATTCATTGATTGCACCTGAGTTGCGAACTTCTTTGAATACCAGGTTCTCAGTAGACATCTCTCCGTGTTTGTCTAGGCCAGCTCGACGAATTTGATAGATCTTTTTTTCAATTGCTTCAGCAGCATGCACACCAACATCACGATCTATAATAGTGATGATCGTATCAATCAGTTCATCAGCTTTCTTACGAATACTGAAACCATCAATGCGAACATCTTCGCGTTTTGGTTTACGAATCCACCGATCCAGTACCAAGCTATAGATTGCAGTAGCTTCAATCTCTTCATCCGCTAACTGGATATACGGTTCCACTGGGAACCCATTGACTGTGACCGAGTGGTACTCTGCCCACAGGTACTTTTTTGTTTTAAATGCGTTCTGGATATCAATGATTGGGTTATCAACATCTTCAGATGTTAGATCAACGATGATATGAACGTCCAAGTCTGAGTGATCTGTCCAATTGTAGTTGGCCAAAGACCCAGTTAGAATGATATCAATTACCTCAAACTCAGCATCAACAAATTGTACAAACTCATCAGCAACAGCGAGTAGTTGTTCGCGGATCTGTGGTTTGAGTTTATCTTGCTGATCCCATATCACCTTGTTGAGTTGGTCGTGGTATCTGATTGATAATTGAGTGTCATTCTCGCTAAGGTAACGTAGAAACGAAGCCATGCAAGTCCTTTTTCTTTTAACATATTTATACACATGTCATTCTCAAAAACGGATCACTGGATTAGCAACAACATCCTACCACGAAAACAACAAGTACAAGCACTCGAGTGGTTCCTTGCCAACCAAGACAAGAAGTACTTCTTTCTTGAGCTACCAGTCGGTACGGGCAAATCTTATGTTGGTCTATCAATTGCGAAGATTCTTGCGAATCGTCCAGGTGGTGGATATGGCAGCTATGTACTAACTCCCCAACGAATCCTACAAGAGCAATATGAGCAGACTGCACGAGAGCATGTGATTTCATTGTATGGCAAATCCAATTATCCTTGTGACTCAAAGAACACAACATGTGATATTGGCAGTTTGATTGAAGAGCCGAGCTGCAAGGATTGTGGTACTTGTCCTCACCAACAAGCATTTGCCACAGCCCAAGCTACACGTAACAACCTGGTATTGAACTACGCATTGGCTCTAACGCTGTTCTCTTATGTTCCACAGTTCACCAAACGCAACGTAATGGTGTTTGATGAATGCCATAACCTAGAGCGATTTCTGATTGAGTTTGGTAGCCCATCGATCTCAAAACGTCGGTGCGATAAGGCAAAAGTGTTGCTTCCCGTTGGTAATGAACCACGTACGATCATCGACTGGATTGCATCGCATTATAAGCCGGGTATTCAGCGCTATATCAACGAACTCGAAGATATTGAGAGTGAGATTGCTACTCGTGGTAGTAACTTGTCTCAGGCGGATAAAATCGTTCTGCGAGAGCTCGCTAGCTACTCAGATCACTTGAACGAGATCAACCGATTGCTGAAGCTATCTGCTGATTGGGCGTATTTTAGTACACAGTATGTTCTAACACGAGACAATCAGTCGATCATGTTTAAACCACTGAAAGCTAACAAGCAGTTCCAAACAATCTGCGAACCAAAGGCTGAAAAGTTTGTTTTCATGTCAGCAACGATTCTTGACCACCAATTGATGTGTGAGAATCTGGGGATTGATCCCAGCGAAACCGCGTTCCTATCTGTTGATTCTGAGTTTCCTGTTGAGAACCGACCTGTGTTTTATCTACCACAGATGAAGATGAATTTCAAATGGAATGAACCAGAAAATAAGAGCGGACGAGCATCCCTACTGAACACAATTGATGATCTACTGTCTGAACATAAATCAGATTCTGGTATCATCCACGCTGGTAACTTCCAGATCTCAGACTGGCTAGTGGCTAACATCAAATCGAAGACACACCAAATCTTCCACCACAACCCAACGCCTGGAATGAAGGTAGATCGAAACAAAGTGATTCAGTCGTTTATGGAGTGCACGTCTCCGGCGATTTTGATCTCACCATCGATCACTGAGGGGTTGGACCTAAAAGATGATCTGTCACGATTTGCTGTGATCGTTAAGGTTCCATACAAAAACTTGCAGGATGCTTGGATCAAGCGTCGGATGGAGATGTCCAGTAAGTGGTACCAGTTGCTAGCGATTACTGATATCATACAGGGATGTGGTCGAGTCGTTCGTAGTGCAGATGATTGGGGGGTTACGTATATCTTGGATGAATCGTGGGGATACTTGTTCAATATGACGAGTCGCTACATCCCCAAGTGGTGGAAGGCCGGTCTACATTGATTTGGTGCGTTGTGAGTTCACGTGGATTTTTTAGGAATAAATATTTCACATATTTCTTTTTCTGGAGAATCCACATGTCTAACGAACGAATCATCAAATCCCGCTATCCACATACCGAATGGCTAGACCTCGACGGCTCTGGCAACCTCATTGAGGCGGTAATCATGAACCGTGAACCCAACGGTACTGTATACTTCATTGCACTAAAGAGCCTAGATCAGATTGATCTACAACGGATTGGTCGTATCGTTGGTAGCCGCAATGCTAGTATGTTCCCACTACACGAGTTGATGGCCCAAACTACTCTAGGTAATGGTATCAACGCTCTGCTGTATTTCCAGCAACTGGTTAAGATGCGTACTCCTGGTGGTCAAGTAATGGCAGCAACCAATCAGATCCGTAGTATTGGTAACCAAATGGCAAATCGGGCCCAACCAACCGCATCAATGTTTGAGAGCCAGCAGGTCACCAACATTGATCCAGCTACCGCAATGCTACAGGAAGCTCAACAAGCTCAACAAGCACCACGCCGTCCTGGTCGTCCCGCAGCAAGCGCAGCGTAAAAACATACGAGAAAAGCAAAAACCCACCGAAAGGTGGGTTTTGTTGTTGATTAGTTCGTCAGTTGTGGTGAGCGTGATCGAGCAACAGAAATTGTCAGCACGTACCTGATTGTAAACGACCGGTTGGCGGTCTTGACGATTGGTGCAAATACTGCATGAGTCAACATCCGCTCTACTTCAGTTGACGGATCAGATGGAGCATTCTGTACACCCGAGTTCTTACCAGCAACCGGCTGAACAATCTGAACAAACCCACCCAAGTTAGACATCAGTGGACGGACACCCGTATCCGTAACAACGATCGACGATGCTGCACCAGATGTCATTGATGAGAACCGTAGGTATCCATACGTAATCACAGCACCATCTGAAATAGATGCAAATGCACCATACGCTGATAAGATACCATTGATTGTGCTGATTACATCTGCATATGTAATTACGCCACCAACGCCAGCACCAACCGCTGGTGTATTGAAGGCAATTGGCACAGTGGTACCACCATCAACAGCAATGGATAGCGTATATTCGGTACTTGGTAGTAGGCCAGTTTCGCTGGTAGAATATTTGACGCCCACATCAACATCTTGATAGCCAGCTGTTGCGAGTTGTGGAGCTCCAGTAGAATACAGGGATATTTCATCAAAAGTGAATGAGCTCTCTGGATATCCAGGAGTACCTAGGACATCAGTCAAATATTCACTTGTGGGCTCCGATGAGTTGAGTACGCATTCGCATACAACCTTAGAGATCAGACCACTTTCGATTGACCGACATCCAGGACCAGAGATATATGGGACTGATGGTGGATCATTGGCTGGAACAGCACCAGGACCAGTGCTAATTAGAGGACTCTGATCATCAATCACTTCATAATAGGTCTGATTGTACATCGTCGAGTTGTACGTATTTGGATCAGGTGCCTGGCCATCATGTGGGGGGTAGTATGTGATTAGCTCTGACGCGTCCACTCGAGTTCCACCATTACCAAACGCCATCCGGTAGATGTGGTGATTGTCCTCATTTGCCAACGCACGAGCGATCACTCGAGCCATGTTTTGTGGATGAACGGCATTCTTTGTCTCTCGAATCACTTCTCCGGTTTTTGTATCCGAGATACTGATTGAGCTGTTGAATTCGAAGGCTACTGGTTCAGCTGGTTGAGCTGGTTTTTTGTTAATGTCTTGCATTTGATTGTTGCGTAGAGTTAAAAGATGTCCTGGTCCAGACCAACATAATCCCATCGATATCCATCCCAGGTTCCAATTGCAACTGGAGATGATGATCCTTGGTCCACGAAAATCTGGATCGTTTCTGAAATCGCAGTCTCGGTTGTGTTATCATCAATTGGACCAGATTGATCCCAGATATTATCCCAGAACGAATCACCAGTACTTATGGGTGTTGCTTGTAGTGTGTTCGTGTATAGTTGTAGTTGAGTATCTAATGTGAACTGATCAGGTAGAGGATCAACAGATGTGAACTCGGTATATGGTGGAGTGATACCATCATCAATATACAGGTGAGATTCAATGTCGATTGCGACGGATGGTTGGTTGTATGACTGGATCGTGACGATCCCATCTGATGAACTACTAAGCTCAGCTGACATGTAATATCGCCAATCACCAACAACAATAAATTTGTTGGTTGGGCGATTGATTGCAACTGGTAGTACAATACGAACACCTTCTCCGCCACCCCAACGATCATCCACCCCAAGCTCAGTGGGACCAATACCGACCAGATCATTTAGGCTGGTATCAGTAAAGTCAAATGACATGTCTTCCACAAACGTAACATCAACGGTTGTGTAGCTGGATGTTCGTATATCCGCACTTCCTACGTCCCAGTTTGAATCGACATATATGTCAACTACCCCATATTCAATTGGGAACGATTCTGGTGTTAGGTAAATTCGTGTTCGATTTGTGGTGATATCATAATTGGTATCAGTAACGACAATTGATACCCCCATTGGCTGAATAACAACCAAGTGTTGGGTAGCTCGAATGTTGATTGATCCTGCCGCGTATGTAGTGTAATCAATCCCAATTCCCAGTAGAGCGTTTGATTTAGATGATGCCAATCTAACGATATTGGGCGCATCCATAATCGCATAGTACCTCCCCTCCGCTGTCAGTGGAGCAGGAAATAGCATCGACGCTTCCACTCGGACCTCATATCCAGTTACCCACGGTACGTTTCGGTCCAATCGAAACGTACCGGTTATTCGATCAAATACATTAACATCAACTGGGGTTACGCCCTTGTTGTATGCGTCGATTGAGAATGAGTATGCGACATCACCAACGAAGGATATGTAGTGATCAACTGGGTTGATTTCTATGATTGGTTGAGATCGAGTGGAACTGAACCGCCAAATATCATCCCAAACGTTACTGTCCCAACCATTCGAAATATCAGTTGTTAGTGTTTCATAATCATAGTCAAATACAATCGTACCATCGATGGTATGATCATCAGTGGTGGTGACCACCATATGCTCAACAAACTGATAAGTTAGCTGAACCTCGTAGATTTTTGTGTGGAACGGTTTAATGTCCCGCACAAAATCTATCATCGTTTGGAGTTTATCTGTTGTGCATGCCATTGGTCAAATTTCAACTGTAGTTGTTCCGGAAATTGACACCCAAGAAGTCTTCATGATATTTGGATCGTTAGGAACGATGACAAAGAAGTCTTTGATTACTTCAATCATGATCCGATTAACTACCGATACTGGAAAGTATGTGTAGATGTAATCCAGAGCGATCAGCTGATTATCTTTGGTATCAAATGAGTACTTATCAAAGAAATCATCTTTGTCTATAGGATACGCATCAACCGATGGATCGGAGATAACAGCAACGATCGTGCGTAGCAGATCTTGAGATTCACCAAGTGATTGATCATATCCAATACCAAATCTAGAGTTCGTGTTGTATAGCTGATCATAGAAATTACGCTCCAGAGACGGAACTGGAGTGGATGGGTCCGTGATACTGACCCCAATTACCGATTCAACCAACTTATTCCACAAATACAACGGCACAGCATATGTTTGGTGTTCTCTGAACATTTCCCACTCATAATGAACATCAGATCTAATTGCTGAGTTGTTTACCAGAGAATCAGCGACCTTTATCCGCAAGGCATACCGATCGTCCACATTAATCATTTGCTCGATGTCGGAAACCACCACAGTTGAATAACGATACTTGGTGGTATTGTTATATTGACGATCATAGTGCAACCCAGCAACAGCAACAAAAGATCCAGTTGTTTGGTTGGACCGATTTGCCAACTGCAGGGATGTTATCCCACTTGTGTTGATAGGATCATTACTATTACGGACCCAGAAGTGGTAGACGTTGACTGGTTGAGTCAGTTCACCGACACCAATATATTCGGTGGTAATGGAATACGGGGTATCCATCTGATATTCGATTAGATCAGTTGTGCTATTTGCACCATCATACCCCTCTCCTAGTTGATCAAACGCACGCCACTCCGTATTAATCAAACGCATAGTGATGACATCTGAAGCGGTGGGTAGAGTGGGGAGGGTGATTGTATTATCGATTAGATCTATTGCTAGATTTTGGATGAACGCACCATTAATAAACAGTTCAACTGTGTTTTGTTGTTCAGTTGCATTGGTAAATGGATTGGCGATTACCAAAGACGTCAAATCATTTGTGATTGCGGCAAACGTATTTGTGTTGATCTCTTCATTGACCAATTCAAACCAATCACCAAAAGCAGTCTCTGTATCTGGTCTGTTGCGTTGATATAGTTTGCGGATCGGGGTACCCGATAGTTTGATAATTCCCTCAGGATCGCTGTAACTTGTGACGTAGTTGTCCCATTCACTGGGGTGAACAGGTGACTGTACCCAGGTATAGCTACTAACCAGCGATCCAGGTATCATCTCTCCCCAGACATTCAACTGATCATCTGTGGTTTGGTTGACATTTGAGTTAAAGAACTCAGTATAGTTGACTCTAGAATCATCTACCCATGTGGTACCCATCTTTTCCTTGCCCCAGCGCTCAGATGTATTGACATCGGATGGTACCAATGTGTTTGTATACTTGGCTGGATCGGTATGAGCTCGGCTACCAGCGCTGAGCATAACCTGTGGATCAAATTGACCATGATGTGGCGCAATGATAGGAACCGACTTAACAATCGCATTTGACTGCTTATCGATTATCTCAACGGAATTGTAGCGCTTATAATCGGGCCGAATTCCGTAGATTGTGTAGTTGGTACCAGTTAGATCATATTCAATTCGACACGTCCGAGAATTCATGACCATATAATCAAGATCCGGTACTAGTTGGAATGGAACCAGAGATACCGATACTACAACAGGAATCCACGTTGGACTGGTCAACTGACGATAGATGCGGACTGTAATGATGTGTGGTTGTTCAAAATAATCAATACCATACGTACCAATCTTTCCATTGATTACCACTTCCGTTTCACCACGACCAATACTGATTGGTTGATCAATTGGAACGTCAAGATCAACATATGATTGACCAACTGGAATGTTGACAGTGGAAGATAGATTGCCGATGATTTGGCGATCGCGACTGATCAGCACAGCAAATCCATCAAATGGCTCCGTTGTATTGACGTATTGTACTGTTTGGGTAGTACCACCGACCTGTATCTGATTAACCTTAACGATCAACTGATCGGTGACGTTGGTTAGTGCTGGTGATACGTAGAAGTTCTGCATCGAATCCAAAATTTGACGCTTGTTGATATAGTCATCAAATCGCTGACCGATCGCATTGTTGACAGCAATGTATGGCGATGGCAGCGATAGATTGCCATCAACTGGGAAATAAAAACGGACCCTATTGTATTTGACATCACTGACGCCAATCTTAATGTCCAGTCGATTGTTAACGCTGACACTGGAGCCAAATTTCGCTTTCCGGTATGCCCAAAACTCATCAACATCAATGCTAGCCAAAGTTTTTGCGGTTTGCATTGCATCAATAGCTCGCTTGGAACCCTTTGTTTGGATCATACCACGCCAGAAATTGAATTTAGATTTATTGGTTAAACGTAGACCATCCAAGTACTTAGGATCATCGTAGCCGAGAATCGCTCGTGCATACTCGGGATATCCAGCAAACTCATCCGAAGAATACGCATCGTAGAACATTGCCGAGTTGGAGGCGGTTTTTTCAATATTCTCAATCATTGCTCCATTGTGGTTGAAATACCCACCAACGTTGATTCGACCGGTTCGCTCAGCGCCCCGCTGCATTGCAACGAACATGGATGCAATTTCCGCCCCGAGGTATGGATCGTATATGATTCCAAACTGATTACTGCCACGACCAAACGTAATCGTGTGCTCATAGTAGTCAGTTAGTAATCGCATGCCACCAACGTGAATAGAATTCAGTGGATCTGGTTGTGGAACGCGGTTCGTATCCAACTGAATCGACGTCTCACGATCCTGACGGAACACAAATAATTGATCATCAGTGAAGAATCGACCAGTTTGATCATAAACTAGTGGATCCCCACGTAGGTAGTTGGTGCTACGACCAAATACGTTGCCGATCATACCCCGACTAGGAGAGACATAGCATCGCTGGCGGAATGGGTTGAGCTCAACATACTGTTTCGATAGTACTGGCTGATTATCCTTGAGGATGTTGATTGATGTACCAAGACCGACGTAGATTTGATCTACCAGTCGCTCCATCTCAAGGTCCCAAGTTAGTGTCCAACCAGTTGATGGATCGGTATTGGTGGTGATTTCACTGTTAAGTGTAACACCAAGATCGGTTAGTCGGCTACTATAACCAACAACAAAATCCAGCACTCCCTGCACACCACCAATTTCCCTTGGCAGCGATGTTGTCAAGACGACGTCTGTATCTGGCATGTAGGTGGTCCACACCAATCCCGTATGAGCTCCATCGAGCGGAACGAAAGTGGATCGAACAGCCCCAATGATAAACGGATCTGAATTACCAGAAATGATTGGAATGATTGATCCGATCATTGCACTAGCTTTGTTATGTGCCAACTGCAATTGATTGCCATTGACAACCGCGTAATAATCATCGAAGATATTCAATGGAATTGGTAGAGTTTGGTCAGAATATAGGCGAACGAGATCACCGGTGCTCAGCTTATGTCCGGATTGTAGCTCAAAATTACTATTTGATAGATAATGAGCGCCGTACCGCTTAACAGCATAATATTCGTATATTTTTGGAATTGGGGATGATGTGCTAATCTGATACACCCAATCACTGCCATATCCGCGTGGTGAACGAGCATTGTATGTGATATTATGAGCACCAACACTAACGGTATTGATAATCAGGTTATCAACATCAATCACATCAACACCAGCTGATTTCTTCAATACAACACCAAATTCCCCAGCAGTCAGCTTATCGCACTTGGTGAACACATCAATCGACTTATCATCAATGATTGTGTCTGTAGAGTATCCACTGATGATATCCCAATTTGTCCACATATGGAACAAGTTGGATGTAACCGGATCAATATCATGAAACCGGAAGTAATTCGCATACCACTGGTTTACACCGAGGTACGAAGCCTCAGATGATAGTTGGGGTGGGAACTGTCCGTGGAACACCGTATCGGCGTGATTACACACCTTGCCGGACAGCAAATCAATGTTGATGCGATCCACTGTCACGTACTCCCGTCCAAATGAATGGAAGAAGAATCGGATTGGATCGATCCTGGATGCAATAATTAGTTGATCATACACATAATCAATTGATGTTCTCCACGTATTCTCTGTGCTAGCGTAATCTCCAAATAGCCAACTATCACCAATCGACATCATATCAACATCGGATTGTGATCGGATCACAGCAAATTGAGATAGAGTTGGATTTGATATGTAGACTGGTAGCAGATCATCTGGAGCATATCCAGCTATGGAGGCATTTGTGATGTTGACTGGAACAAATGAGTATGTTGGGATCGATTGTCCATCCGCGGTTGAATTGCCAGTTGACACCACACCTGATGGATACCGATTACCTGCTGGTACTGTACCAGACATAATATTTGCCCACATACCAGTGGTAGTCGAGTGGTCATAATTCCACCGACGAGTTGTTGATGAATATTGTTGATTCCACCACGCTGGCTTGGATGTATATCCCTGGAGCTTCCATGGCTCTAGGTGTGGAACTGGTGTATTGAATAGTAGCGTGTAAATGCCATTTGTGTGACCAGCCCAAGCATCCCCAGATAGCAAGTTGGGACGATATACATTACGAGCGTTCCGGTAGTTCCAAGTGAATGGATCAGTAATTAGGTAATCATCATGTTTAAATGGATCAACTGATATTGATTTACAATACTGGTAGAAACAATCTCGTAGGTATTGGTTGTACAGGGAAGCGCGGGGTTCAGTTGACAGCAGTGTTGTATAATCATACTTCTGGGCTGGTTGGTTAGCAGCAGCCACTTGGAACAATTTGTTTTCAAATGACAGCATGATACCAGATACAATATGATCTATTGACAGTGGCTGTAGATATTTCGTTAATACGAGCGCAGTTTCGACCACGACCCAGGTACCACCCTGCATTTTACTAACAACATTGTTGCTCGTATTCAACCATAATGCATCAGTAGAAGTCGATGCTGGATTTGGTGCAGTTTGTTGCTGATAACTGATTGTATATCGATACAGCTGTCGCGTGGCGGTATTGTACCAATATTGTCCCGGAACGATCGTATCGACGGTTGGTACCTGGGGGGAACTGATACATGAACTGGACGCAATTATCCGCTGTGATAGCTTCGCTAGATCCTGTTGGTTGAACATCAGATCAACGGTGCCACCGATATGTGTGTTCAGCTGACTAATTGATAGTTTGTTATCCGTAGAAACCGACGGACGGAAGATTGGCCACAGACCCATTCTGGATACCGTGGTGAGAACATTTGGAATCCCATATTGACCATCATATGAATGTGAGTCCCCATAAGTTTTGCCGTACCAACTATCAACGCGGAACATTTGATAGATTATTGACTCGATTGTCTGGCGTTTGATATCATCGGTCGTTAAGCTGGTAGCCGCTAGGTCTCCATATGATGTGATTATCTGATTCTTGATTACATTGATCAGATCAACGTGTTGTTGCTTAGCAAAGTCTATGATATCCAGAGCGGTTACGTTGGTTGCGAATAGCGAAGATGCCCAATCATCAAATGCATGATTGTGCTCTTTGATTGTTCCACCAACAGTATAGTCAAAGTCAACGACCGCTCCGATATTGTAGCGTGAAATATTGTCAACTCCACTGATTATCGGCTGAGCTACAATGATTGAATTATAGTGAGCAAAAATATCAGTAGATGAATAGTCTCGACGTGATTCGTGCGTTGGATTGTAGAACATCTGATCGGGAAGCTCCCAATCACCATTGGTTTGATCTACTACAATGGTCGTTGTTGTTCCATCGTCGTTTGTGATAATATCCCCATTATGTTGCCTACTGGCGTTAACTAGCGATGGACTATATGTCTTACAAAACTCCCACACTGTTTTGAGTACATACGATCCGGATACCATCCGCTTGTACGTAAGCAGTGGCCCATTATCTTCGTTAACAAGATCATTTGTGTAATAGTATACCTTGCGTTGATCAGTTACTTTGATTCGCTTGTTGACATAGCTGTTATTTGCATATGATGGATCTTCTTTGAAGTACCAAATTGGAGAGATCTGTCCGGTATGAGCACCTGTATGATCAAATATATCAAACAGTGGATATTGATTTGTTTCATATTTGATTTGTTCATTGCGGAAATACCGAACCAACGAACGCTGTTCCAAACTATACACATCGCTCTCCGAACGACGAACCCCAACGAGCTCTCGACCAAGATCGTCCAAACTAACGACATGTGACTCAATATAGATGATATCCCCCTGATTCGGGAACCGGTCGGTGAATACGATTGCATTACCATCCTGTTGGTATACAGCAGGTGTTGTGGTAAGCTGAATCGGATCAAAATATGACTCGACGTATGAGTCATATTCACGCTTCTGGTTGATATAGATTCGTAGATTGTCTGACCCACCCAAAAACGCTAGGTTATCGGCAAAAACATATTTGGTAGCAAGGAACACTTGAGTGGCACCAGCAGTACCAACATATGGTGATCCATTGATTGATAGGGTGAATGAGGAATTGGATACTCGAATCAGCGTGAGTAGTTGATCTGTACCGGATACGTATACAGTATCACCACTCTGAATTGTTGATGGAATTGAACCACCGGTACCACCAACAAGATCCCAGTGACCAAGAGTTGAGTTGTACTGACCACTAATAGTGGATCCACCAATGGACCCAACCACCAATGATTGTTGGTGGAACGATGGTGAATATGGATTAGTGACGTCCCCAGGAATTGGACGATCGATATAATCCAGCACCCAATGAACTGGGAATCCAAGGAATTGATCACCAAGAGATGTCATTGCAGTAGGAACGATTGCCCCATCTGCAGGAACAGTAATATTGATTGGGTTAGTAACGAAGATTGTGGTTCGCTCACCATCCCATGTAGACTCCTGTGTGGTTTGTTGGATCGCTTCAAATGGGTATTGTTTGTTCTGAACAGAAAAAACCATTCCGTGTGTGAACAACGATCGTTGATCACCAGTCACCTGGTAGTACTGATCGAGTATTGGGCTAGCATTGATGATATCATATCGAGTACTCATCTCGATAACAGATGGTTCGGCAGAGACTGATTGGAACGAATCATTCGCAGTTGCTCGATACTTCCAGTGGTAGCCAACGCGGAGATACTCATTTAGCTTTGTCCCAAACATATACTCAATGATTGGGATCTGAGCTTGTGTAGTTTGGTTGAAATCAGCAATAAATTGGCGATGGACCCAGTAGTTGGTATCGGACCACTGGCTATCACTGAATGACCGATTGATGAACTGATCAAACCCAATATTATTGGAGGGTTGTGGATCAACTGCAGCCCAGGTGCTATTCGTGGTATCGTATTTGTATAGTTTACCGTCGGTGGTGTTGAACCAACCATATGTACCCAAAGTTGGAGTTGAGCCTGGGTTGACCCCATAGAACCAAGGTAGATTGACAACCACATCATCCGTTGGTTCAATCTGTGTCGGAAACGTAACAACGGAACCACTGACAGATGATGGATTGGTTGTAACTCCGTTGATTGTGTATTGTAGACCACCAACTAGTGATATACCAAAGTCAATGATATTCGTTGCAACGCTAATGGTTACGTGATAACCACCATTATCGTCGAAACTATCGGTGTCCCATCCAACAGAAGCATTAGATGCAATATTGAACTGGGTGGTTGATAGGGCAATCTCATACCGAACATTATCAACAGCAACTTGATCGACCGGTACTTGCGATAGCAGCTCAGTGAGTTTGTTGTTTAGTAGATCCAATCGATTTTGGTAGGTGGTCGCTAGATTCTGAATCGTGATATATTCGGGTGTTGTGTTACCAACCCAGTAATAATCACGATAGTTGATCAGTTTATCAGGATTGATTGGGGGGGCAAAGTTGAATTGCTCGGTGCTAGCCCAATCAGATACCTGATCAACATCAACCCCTAGTTTCTTCATATGACCAACGATGTCCAGCCAATTCATCAATTTGGTTGATGAATCTGCTTCAACCGACATATGTGGCTGAAGTTGATATGCCTGTCTAAAGATGGAGTTTTCTGGGAGGCGATCGGTAGATGAGAACGTTGGTTTACCGATCGTGCCCCGCTGATATACCGACTCCCCCTTGGTCAGGAACCTATTGTGTACGTTTTCAAACAGACTAGTAGACAATTCGTTCCGCAGGTGAATCGGAAGATAGTCATTGATGTTGAAACGGGGCTTGTTATAATCGGATCGGTTTTTAGACATTCGACATTCAACTGAGGTGGCAATGTCGTATTTAGCATCAGTTGTGGAATGAGGAAAATGTGTATATTGCTATCACCCGATGGGTGAATCAAAACAGTTGGAGTTGTGCCCCCGAGAGAGCACATACGGAATCAGCCACTTCGCACCCACGTCGGTGACGTGCGATCCATCCCAATGGGTGCTTATGTAAAATGGGTTTATGTCAGACCAACTTGCTTGATATTGGTTCTAACCAGTGAGGTGACGATTTCGATATCACTAACAGTCACATCAGGTACGAAGATTTCATCTTCTCTTGGTGTGACCAGTGTCAATAGTTGATCAGTGACATTGCCTAGTTGCAACGGAATAAGAACCACTGTTTCAATATTCGTTCCAAGATCATTGTGAATCGCTGCTGCCAGTTCGGTGTAATAAAATGTCTGCCCAAAATCCCACCGATTGACATCGAAATATTGATCAATTACCTGAATTACTCGAATCTTAATCTCATTATCAGTTAGGGTCGATCCAGGAGATTTCACCAATCGGAACGTTCCGCGTAGTTCAGAAATAGCTCGACTACCAAACAAAATCCGAATCTGTCCAGGCTTGACCACCACCGTATCCGAGATCATTGCATCATTGAGAAGGACTTGATACGCACTCCGCAATTCAAAGGGGGTTGGTGCTAATGGTCGATTGAATAGCTCACCAGCTAACCAGCGCCGAGTATTAACGTAATGGGATTTGGTTAGAACCAAAGCATCGACGATATTAGTTGCAGCTGGATCAATCAGGTGATATTGATTCGTATAGTGCCTCCACAAGAAGTTTAGGTTGGATCTTCCATGTTCCCGTTTATACAACGTACCAATAGAGTTGCCAATGGCAACATCAGAATCAAATAGTCTGATATCAGCTTGTGTTGGATTGTCAATGATTGACCACAAATCGTTGATTGATGCACGCTGGAAATAGACGAAGTCCGTCTTCTTAACGGAGATCGAGGTCAATCCCACAGGATCGACTACTGTGATTTGATCAGTCAGTCCAGATGTGATGGTTGGAGTACCCTCCGACACTACTGATGACCCAACGTTGGTCGTAATCAAGATATCCCCACGACCAATCAAGTAGCTGAAAGGCAATGTAATCTGCTGTAAATTGGTGAATGGACCATTAAATGTATACACCGGATCGATGATTGGGAGCAACTTAGTATCAGTTGGATCGGATGTTGGGAATCCAATCAGCAATTGTTGGGTATTTGGTAGACCAACATCTGGATATGAGATATCAACCGACGGCTGCCCAATTACAGGTAAAACCAATGGAGCCGTTAACAGCTGGGTTCTCGATGCGTCTCTGTTGAGATCTAGCACTTCGATTGTATCACTAACTGGATTGCCAGTCTCGAAAGAAATGATTGGATCAACTGTGTTATTCCAAAAATTGGTCGTATTGCTTTCAGCATATAGCTTGGTGCCAACGTTCTGTACCACCCACTTTTGATTACCAATTACTTGTTTATCAATACTGATCAGTACCTGGGGGGACACGACTTGATTGAATGGGTCAAATACACTACTAGTTGTGGTTCGCCACCGATTGAGATCATTATCATAATAGATGTCAACGGGGAATGTTGGATTTGGGTTTGTATACGTGGTCGACCCAACGGTGACTGTGCTGCCCATCGCATATAAAATTGATGCTCGTTCCAATTTGTTGTTGACTGGATCATTAAAATCAGGAACAGTTAGATTTGGGTTATTTTGATCGGCAATATACCCAACAGAATTGTTGAATGTTATTCGGGACAGCTCTCCAAAATCGCGAGTTGATCGGTACATATAAAAAGCACTAGTTAACAAAATCGGTTCAATTGCATCATTGACAACAATAGATGGGTCTAGGTTAGCATCTAGGTATTGGAAAACGGAGTTATCCTTGTAATATACAGCGAGATCGGTACCAAAGATGCGGACATTATCATATGTCTCTGATGGATCACCACCAAATTCATCAAATGCTCTGTATTTTGATTGACCAGCGAATGCTCGGTTCACCGCTTTCAGTTTCAGGATTGTGGGATCACGTAGCAAATATGAATTGTAATCGCGGCCATTGACCATTCGGTCTTGGGTATAATAGACACTTGGTGCGACGCGACGAATCCGCTCAATATCCTCAGATACGTTACTATTCTGAATTGGACCAGTGACACTAGCCGTTATTGTGACTGTGTTCAGTTGATTCCGCTCATCGCGGTACTGCATGCTAAACGGCACTCCCTGGATACTCGATTTTGGAATGATCGTGTCGCTATTCGCAGAAGCGCGGGTCCAAATATCAAACGTGCCGCTTGGAATCGTCGCAAACTCACCATCACCAAAAATGATGTTGATTTTGTCGCTATCCTTAGTTTCTACCTCATATTTGTTTGGATTGGTAATTGTGTTGAAGATTACGTTTTCCGCACTCTCCAGGTTAACTTGTACCCACTCTCCAGACAATCCATCTGGATTGGTGCCATCATCAATGATTGATCCCGTGGTTGGATCAACGTTATTGACCCACACATCAGTTTGGTTGATGTTTGTGATATTAACCGGAATCACTTGGTTTGGGGTACGACCATCCAATTGCACCCGAGTCTTGGTTAGGTTGCCCTGCTTAGTAAGAAGGAAGAACCCAGTTAGATCGGATTGATCTCCCAAACCATCGGATCCGTACAACATACTAAACGAACTAGCACTGCCAGTAGGTCGACGCTCAGATGGACCAGCTGCAGATAGTTGAGCTGGCACACATTCCATTGGAAGTGTTGCACCAGCAGCTATTGCTGTATACGGGAACACACCAGTCTCGGTTGGTTGGTTGTTCAGTTGATATAGCTCAAATAGAATATCTTGGTATTGAACTCGCTCATTATATCCAACAGATCCATAGTTGCTGCTGGAGATCCGGTTGAATACCTGAATGAACTGCTCTTTCCAATATGGATTTTGTTGATCGTTCCACAGAATCTGTACATTCTGTAGTGACTGACCACGCGCATCATACAACGCTTCGGATGTTTTGATTGAATTGACCTTCAGCATTCCACGACCAGCTACGTTCCGTATAGGAGATGAATTTCGCTAGTCGCAGAACGGAATCCTTCCGCTGTGCTACGGGGAGGAAATTCTCGTGGGCATTTACGTCGACCCGGTAGATAAACAGTTCAGCGACATACGCAAATATCTCCAGGTGAGCAATAAATTCGGATGATTCGATGAAGTCGTTGAACGTTTCTGGAAAATACAATTTGACATAATCAATCAAGCTCTGTTTGACTGTATTAAAATCAAATGACTTGAAATTGATGTCTTGAAACGCCTTGTAAATGAGGTCGAATCCCTCAGCTTTGGATATGATGCGAGTTGACATTGTTGGGGGCCAGGGTGGATTGTATATTTACAATCAGTTAAAAATCTTCAAATTCAATGTTGAGATCAATTGTCCCAGACATATTGAGCTCGATGTAATATACTTCCGCTGAAACGTCCACGACATTTGTATCATAATTTGGAGTGATGTTCAGTTTCTGCAATTGAATCCGAGGGTCGTAGTTGATGACCCGTAGGATGTCCTCCCGAATCAACCCAAGCGTCGCTTGGTCAAGTTGCTCAAATGGCATATCTGGTATCGATGTTCCAAATGCAGCTAACATCACGCGTTCATTAATCCGAGTGTAGATGTGGTTGATTACATCCTCAGCAACTAGATCAATATCATATAACGCGAACGATCGTCGCTTAAGATAATTGGATGTGGAGAACCCACGATATAGTTTTTGTTGTACCATGATAATTTACCGATGCCAGTATTTGTTTCGAGTTCTGTTTTCACGTCCAATGTTGGCATCGTCGTATCCATATTTTGGAGAGCGATCGTTGTTACCAGCAGTTGATATTCTGCCCCAAGGCTCATGGTCGGGGATTCGACTAGCAAAATATGCTGGCTCCGGAGTGACTGATCTGGCTTCTGGTCCATTGCTATAGATCATGTCAGCTGTCATTGTAATATCCGGTCCACCATTGATGTGAAACGATTGTGCATTATGAGTAGTTGCACCACCACTGGTCGTATTGATCGTACCAGAAGCTGATGTATTAATATCGGTGGTTGCGGTCAGGTTTACATTTGACCCAGAATTAATGTGGACTCCCTGATCAGCATCCAATCGAATCGATTGTCCAGAGCGGAGGTTAATATCACCCACCGCATGAATAGATACCTTGGTTCCAGAATAGATATCAATCGAACCATCCGAGTCCATTTCTACCCAGTTCTCCCCCTGATTGGTGCTGATATAGATCCGCTCATTTGTATCATCGAGAATAATCTGATGTCCAGTTGATGTGCGAAATCGCATCCGACAGTTATCAATACTATCATCCATCGATACGGCATGGAACCCAGGAGTGACCCAACAATACACCTGTGGATCAAGAATAATCTTATTTCCAGATGATTTTGTTAGTCGTGACCTATTATACCCATTGGTTCGGATAAATTTGTTACCATCTGATTCGGTTACGGATACCTCAAATTCATCTGGTTTGTTGGATACATACGATCCATCATCGCTACTAGCTTTGAATGCTTTGGATAGTCCACCAACCGACTTATCAGCACCTCTCGTTTTCCACTCGAAACTGGACCGATTGGCAAATGCCTGGGACCAGTTTGCATACAATGGTTGGATTTGTTGTTCAGAACTATTAATAGGACCAGCTGGAGCATCGGATTGTCCATCTAACAAGAATCTACCATGTGGCATGCTATGAACCGTTTGGTCGATATGCATATATCCAACGACTACTCTAGTCATCAGATCACCATCAATGCATGTAACCAGCGCTGTCGCACCAACTTTGGGAACATTGAACATGCCATATGCGGTGGGACCAGCCGTCCCAGACTCTTCGACGCCACGAGTAAATTGATCGGAGTGTACCATTCCACCAAATGGTGTACACATAGCAGCCCACGGTAGATTGCTATCATCATTGAATTTAGTATCACCATACGCTTCCACACGAACGCGAACGCGACCCATCTGCTGAGGATCGTTTGTATCTACTACTGTGCCCACGGATATACCAGTGTATACCGTGGTTTGTGGATCTGCATATTGATACATGTTATACGTCTCTAAACCAATTGGTATAATTTCCGGGATAATCGGAAGGTTGATAAATCATCGGTACGTTGGACACCAAATGAAACTTGACGATAGTCAGTGCACCACGTTTGATTGGCGCATGTGCGTTAATGAAATGGGGAGACGATGGGTGGATGATCATTGTTCCACGCTCCGGCATGAAACCAAAGCTGTGGTTGATGAATTCATGTTTCCCACCATATACCTCATATTGATCATCAAATGGAGCTTTGGTGTTGCTCTCATTTAGTGATATCGTAGCAGTTAGATCATATGGTTTAATCTGTGCCCATTTGCCACCAATGAACTGGCAATTCTCACCATGAGCTGGTATTCCACCACACCCCTGCTCCAGTTGAGTGAAATCAAATTTCGTACTACCCTTGAATGTAAACCCACGATAATGTTGCTCAATCTTGCTGATGATATCAGCATCAACTATCCGATCGATAATGATTTGTTGACATAGTTGGTTGTGTATCGTCTGAGGTAAAGGGATCGTACCTCCTGGATCAGATGTATCTGGATCCCTAAATTCCAGTGTATCCAACATTTGTTCACATAGAGATGGCGATAGAAACCGTTGGATGATCAGGAATGGTGATTTCGTAGAATTCATGGTACTGGAGTATAATGATCAGTCAACTGTTGGTAGGGTGGATTCATGTAGAGGCTTTGATGGATCAATCAAGAAATCAGTTTGTTCCAAAAAATTCATCCCCAATAGAACATCATAGTCCATCGTTGATCGATCACTGAGGTTGAAGGCGACCTCCTCGATTAGCTTATCGTTGCACATCACGTTGACGATAATAACGGGTCTGTTTGATGTACCATCTGCGGTCGTGACAGTCTGATAATGATCAACAACTGCACGATACTTGACGTCACGGAAAGTAAACACTACAATTTCGCGTCCATCTTCAAATGAGTCTGGCACGATCTCGAGATCCTGAGCATCAATGCTACATGTAGTCGCTCCGGTATCAACCTTACCCTCGATCTGATTATTATCTGCAATCCCACTGATCGTGACTTCCACAATAGGACCAATCATCCGATCGAGGTATTCACTCTTAATTTTTGTGTACTGATCGACTCGAGAATCATCTCCCTCGAAAATGATATCAACGATTGCCCCAGATTGTTGATCGAGCTGGACAAAGGCAGATTGGTCATTGGAATCATACTTAGCGAACGAATCGATATGGCCAGATAATCGATATACAGATTCACCAACAATTATCTGGTGGTGAAGCGTATTGTACGCAACCAACTGATCTTTGATTGAATCATATGACTCAAATTTATTGGTTGGTTCGATAACTGGATCCGAATCTTGATCCTCCTCCTCAGTGGGGATAGAATCATTCTGCTCATCTGTGATATCTGATTCTGTGTGATCATCGACTTCATCCTGCTCGGGTGTACCCACACGTTGTTCGTCGTCACTAAGTAGCATTTCAATTGGTAGTATGGATTTGGCAATAACCGCACCACCGACGATCGCCTGAATGCTTGCAGCAACTGAACCAATATTACCAAAATGTTTTAGCGCTGGAATATCAACTACCATGTTCTGCCCACTGATATGACAGGGAATCACTACAGCGAACCCATCTAGTGGGATCAACAGCTGATAGTAGTCGGGGCATACTGTTGATTCTGATTGATCAACGACAATTGTCAGCCTCGATGGTTGATCTAGATAGATTGAGGAGTGCATGTTGTTGGAACCCTTTTTCATTGATTGAACATACTGATTCGCTATTTACGTTGATTTGTGACTCGTCGATTGCGAAGCTCCCTTTATTGTTTCGGGAAAGCGTAAATATACGCAGAAACAATTATATGGTGAAACATGCAATATGTGCTTGAATTTGCATCAATAACTATGGTGATTATTGCGTTGATGGCATCCATAGTTGCTTTTGTTCGATCAAAGGACAGATCTATGGCCAAGATACACTCCGGTATTATCATTTCCCTGATAGTGATGCTAATGATCACTCAGGTCAATTACATTTCTAGCGTTATACTACCCACAGATCGTCGTGAATTTACTTACGATGATGTGATATGGCATCTACTGATGATAATTACTATGATCGTGATCATTTATCTTCCACAGGGGGGCGACAAATCATGATCCGTAGTTTTTTGCCGGATGATACAAGATCCGTTGAGTTAGTTAGTGGATGTTCGTTGTTGTTGTGTTTGGCGATCAGTGCGTTGATTACGTATCTCAACCCATCAATTGGATCATCGGGCACGTTGACACATTACAACATTCTAGCGATTGGTTGGTTCGGATTGATTCAAATTTTTGTGTGTACGACAGCACACATGCGATCCATCAGAGCGATTGTTAATTGGGTAACTGGATCTTATTGGATATGGGTTGGATCACATGAACTGATGATCAATCCTCCAGCCCTGCTAGGCGCACTATCGGTCATCTTAGGAATGTCATGCTTATATGCATTCGTAGTTAATGTTCTAAAGGTGAGGAGATGATTGAAATGCCATATGGATTGGATGATATCTTCGCATCACTGCCAACTACCGTTAGTGTTCTTATCAGTGGATTGAGTGTTCTATTAGCTTTTTGGTTAAATCGACGCAAGGTCAACATAGAAGAAAAAACTAGTATCAGTGTAACTGCAGCTCAACAGGTTGAGATGTTGATGTCTCAGATTATGATGCTGAGTGCTGAATTGGAAAAAACACGAGCGCAACTATCCGACTTGCATGCTCAAAATATTGACCTGATGGCTGAAATTAGAGCAGCGAACAAACGGATAGGTGAATTGGAAATGTCGATCAATCTAGTTGATCACCAAATTGATCGACACGTTTGATCACGCACCGTTCAGCATCTGATATGTGTGCGCGTTGTTGGATCGAAAAATACGAATTCGTTTGATCAACATTGGAACGTATTGAGCAATCTTTCGTTTCCGGATCAGGGGGATCGCTTCATTATCGATCACCATCACAGTAACGATATCATCAATTTCAATCCCATACATCTCCGTATATGCGAGTGCGTAGAACGTCTCCTGGATGTAATAATCTAGGAGTTTTTCTTCCGACTTTGATTTTGATGATGTCTTGAAGTCGATTACCGACCGTATCCCCTGGAACTCAGCAATCAAATCAACGCGACCAGCCACACCAAGAACATCACTAAACAAAGCTTGCTCCTGGCACCGAACATTGTTGATCTTCTTTAGATGTAACTTCAGCTTATTGAACGATAGAATATGGTCTCGTGCCCAACTGTTGGATCAACGATGTTTTTGATCGCCTTTTCAGCCATATCATGAACTGCAGTACCACGATCAGTCGCCATTTTTGTTCGTTTATCTGCTTCGCTGGCACCGAGAGCATTCCTCCAGCCAACCAACGCACTTTTATCTCCGGTGTTACTGAGGATCGTGGTGATCGATGGATACCACATACCACTTGGACTTTGGTACCATCGTTGACCTCGGTGATCCTTAGACACCAGATCGAGTATTTCGCCACTTGGAGGCATATGTACGAATGCCATCTTTAGATCGCAGCCTTTTGTCGCTGCAGATTATCAATGATCTTCTGCTTCGCTTGTAGTTGTTGCTGGATCCGATCAGCATTCTGACGAATCGTAGCCATCTGAGTCTGCTGTTGTGCTATTTGCTGATCAATGTTAGTGCGACGTTGTTGTTTAGCAACATCCTGTGGGTTCTGTTGAACCTGCTCATCCTGCTCATTAACGCGTCTCTTCATTGGTCGGTATTTTTTCTTTTTTGGTTGCATTGGTCGCTCATCTTTGGTTATGTTAATATCTGGATCACCGACTTGATTGGTATCAATTACATACACGACCGCCGTAACGATACTTGGGTCCTGAGTGCGGAGTTGGTCGATCAGTTGGTTCGCAGTGATATTATCCTTGGCTGTGGTGATGATCTTGATTGGCCCATTATCATGTTTGGCTTGCACCATAACCTGATCGCCCTTGTTGATCAGCGCATCGGGGGCGAGTGGACGATCAAACTTAAACGATTCTTTGAAATATTGGTAAAAGCCGCTCACTTGAATCTCCCAACCATCTGGTAACTATCGAGATCGCGATCTTCTTTTTCAGCTTGATTTTTTTCGTACCGATACTTTGCTAGCATCGCTAACTTACGTGCTTCGCCACGCTCTGCGTTGTTCTTCTTGTTCCAAGCTTCCATGTCTAGGATGTCTTGCTCTGCCTTAACTTTGTTTGCTGCGATTTCGGCGGCGTATTTTGCTTGTTGGGCTTCAGCCTCTTTCTCACGAGCTCGCGCTTCAGCTTTCTTTGCCTCAATCTCAGATTTCAGCATATCAACGATTGCGAGCAGTGTAGTAT